ATGCGATGGATATCCGGCATAACGCAATTCTTCTTTTAATTTGTCTACGAAGAACTCCTGGGCTGCTTGCGCCTCTGCTCCGATAACTGACGGCTGATATTCGATAACTTTTTCGACGATTTTCTTTAAAAATACGTCAGGATGAACACGCTCGCCATACGAATCAATAACGTAGCATGCTTTCGATATCTTATTGCGTGCGACTACGGTAAACGCCGAATAATCTCCGCGTTCTTTACCCATTGCGAAGTCAATTCCCATCGAAATGTCGTATTCGGAATGCGGAAATGTTCTTGCCGGGTCATTATCGTCCCAATACGTGAACTTTTCGGGGTTGAAGACCATACTCTCCTCGTCAATCGGATTGTTCATGTATTCCGTATTAAAGGCCTTCGAGCCGTTATCCCATTTCCACGCCATTAATTTAAATAACGGCTGAACTGACGGCCATAATACCTCGGCGCCTTCGTCCATTTCCGCTTTGTGCGCAACGTAAAAAAGCTCCGCCGTTTTGGCAGAACTTGGATCGTCTCTATTCGTATATAATTTGCGGCATTCTTCCCAAAGGTCATCGCGTACTGGCGGTTTTATTATCGCCTGGTAACGCCTAGTTTCGAAGTCTGCACGGTGTTTCATTACGTTAATCAATAAAGAGTCGTGATGGACCGTCGTTCCCATGAATACAATCGCCGTTTTCTTTCCTTCGGGATCGCCGAGAGGGACGACAACTTGACGGAACCACGATTTTAAGTCCTCGCGTAGCTCTTCCGTATTATTATTCTTTTCGGAATCGACGTCATCGCAGATAATTAAATCCGGACGTTGGCCATTCCAGTTCCTACCACGTAAAGCCTGACCGCTTGACGCCGCTTGGACTAACGTTAGCAATTTCTGCTTGCCTTCGCCGAGGTCTTCCCATGCGATAAACTCCGATTGATTATCTTTTGGATTCATCTGCTGCTTTGCGGAAAGTAATCTGCCGAAATCTCGCGATAGCTTTTCGTTTCCCGTTAGCTGAATCTTAAGCCAGTCGAGATTGGCTGACGCAACCGACGGTGTTTCCGAAATAAGCATGATATACTTGCGCTTTCGATAAACGAGTTCGTGAATCGGAAATGCTTTCGATAAGAACGACGATTTAGCGTGCGAACGAGGCGCCGCAACGACTACGCGCTTGTTTAGTTCTTCGTTCGATACTACGTTCATAATACCGCAGATTTCGTGGTGGAAATCCGGAGCGAACTCCGTTATTGTATCGAAATCCTTAGCGCCAAACTGCGGAATCCAGTTACCGGAATTGTCCGGGTTAGCGTCCTCGCCGAAATAGTAATAAGCGAAGAACAGCAAATCTGTTTCCCCGCGATGGATTGCGCATAGTCTGTCGTATTCTTTTATGTAGGCGGATAAGTCGCGCTTTTCCTCCGCTGACAGTTCGTTTCTCTTCCTTACGCGAGGGACAATATACGCGCGTAGCTTATCGATGACTTGTTGGCGTGATTTGTAATCGTGCCATTTCCCGTTAATTAGCGCCATGATATCGCCCTCCCTTCGTAAATTATTTCGTCTTTTTATCTAATAATAAATCAAGTAATTCGTCTTCGGATAATTCTTTTAAAGTAGTCGGACCGATTCCGAATTTCTCATAGGTCGCGTGTATTAATTTCGGTTTTATATCCGAAAATTTTAAATACTCCGCTACAGGTATAATGTGGTCGCCTTTATGGAGTACTGCGGATTCTAATTCGCGAATTGCCTTCGCAGCTTCTTTCGCTTCTCTTTGTACCGCCTTAAGACCGGTTAAAGCTTCGGATACGTCTACGTCAATTTTTATCGATATCTTGTTTTTGTCCGCCGGGTCTCCGACGTATATTCCCGTTTCCTTTTCGCCATCTTGTCGTCTAAATCCGCACCAGGGTTTATTCTGCGCCATTTTCATCGACTCCTTTTCGTATAATTTAAGCACGGGCGGTAGGAATCGAACCTACCCACGCGGTTTTGGAGACCGCATCGCCTACCTTGGAACATGCGCCCATATGTAAAAACCTACCGTTAGGCATGCGATAGGCTTGCGTTGATCGGCATTCCTCGGAAAACCGGAGTTTAACCGGCTCGAAGGTTCCTTACCGTTCACATTCGCGACTGTTTGCGATAAGTTACCGACAAGTATCCGTTGGGTACCCTTCTTAAACGGATATAGTTCCGGGAACGCCGACCAACTTACGGCTTGACACCGTGTAAAGTCAAACGTTATTTTTGATTCGCGGATTTTAGTGTGACCAAGAATGGCGATTTGGACGGGGTGCTTTGGGGGTCTGATCCGTCGCCCCTTCGCTTGCCTTCGTCACTATCCGCTTATGCATCGCGTGTTATACGATATACGTTTCTAGTTAACATAATAATTATAATCGGTAGTTGATACGAAGCCCAACCGTTGGTATGACTGCGTTCATCAACCGCCACTTTTTCCCGTTTATGCACCTTTTTATACATCGTTGATACAGCGCCGTTTATATCCGCGAATAGAACGATGTTACGTCGTATAAATGTATAAGATTCAGCGTCAATACTACGGAATATATTGGCGGAAAATTTCGGAGGTGATGTCCGCCAGGAGTCGCGTGCTAATAAAATGTCAAGCGAAACTAAGCGTAGCTCTATAAACGAAATTAATCGGAGCCCACATCGGAACTCCTTACGTTGTCTATTCGTAGTGTCTTAATACATCGATTAATCTCGGTTGTACCCGCAATGTTAACCGAAGTCCAATCGATATAATCGTGTTTCTTCTATTATATAGACGGAATTATTTGCGGTTTACAAACTCCGCTTATTCTTCGTCTTCCTTATCGCTGCTATCGCTATTTCCGAACCGCTTATCAAACGCTGCTATTTCGTCATCTAACGCATCGATATCGACTTCAGGCGAGCTTACCTTCGTTTCTACTTCGACTTTATCCGTTAGCATACCGTTAATCTGTAACGCTAATTTCGCCATTGCTGCGTTTCCATCTCGGATAGCTATTTCCGCTAGAGATTCGATAAGCTCCGGTAATCTATCGCTTGAGTTGCGAATCATCTGCGCTTTTAGTTCACGTTCGAATAACGGATCTTTGCGCCAGTTATATATCGATTGGCGAGATACTCCGCATAGTTGCGCTATTTCTTCGTCTGTCTTGCCGCCTTTTTTCGGAAGGCTTAAGTGCTGAATCGCGATTAAGTGTTCCGCGTTTAGTCGTTTTAACGCCATTTGGATCGTACTCCTTTCGTTATGGTTATTGCGGAGTTGTGTCCGCTAGTATCTGCGTTGTTTTATCTCTTCATATATACGGATACAAAACGCCGTAAAGTATCGTATTCAATCGTAATATTTTTATAAAAAAGAGCAAAAAGATAGCGCCACCTAACGGCGACGCCTTCTATTAAGTACTTATTATCGATAGGTATTTATCGGAATATCTTTATTATAAAATAGATGGCGCCGAATGAGCGTTAGCGAATGGAAGGCGCAGGATTTGGTAACAAAGACTAAGATAAAATTACGCACTCAAAAACGCTGTATCCCTTGCAAGAGTAGGCGCCAACCCTCTTTTTACGTGTCCGAATAAGCGCACACTTTTAGCGATTTATTCCGAATAAGCGCACACTTTTATTTTGGCTTAACGTTAAACACCGCCTGCAAAGTACGGTCCGGTTCGCTATTCTTACGATAAAACACCCACGGATTGAACATATACATACGTTTTCCTCCGACAGTAACTTGCGCAATCACATACTCGCCATCAAACGTCATCTTCGGTAATCTACGACTTATCTCGCCAGGACTAACGCCAGTAGCATCCGCAAGTGCTTTTCGCGTGAACCAACGGATTAACGACGGGTTCTGCTCGAAAGGATTGGCGCATAAAGCATTAGTTTCGTAGTGAATGAACGGTAACATACGATAAATTAATCCGATATCTGCTGCCTTAACTTCGCGATAAACACGCTTAATCTTTGCGGTATATGACTTTACGATGTACTGATCGTTGAAAGCTCCGCGGAAATGGTATCGCGGATTGACGGAAAACACTCCTTCGTTTTCTTCGATAATATCGTTAGAAATGCAAGCGTCCAGGAAGTCGTAGAAGGTGCTCGTCTTCTTTGCGAGCTGAAGAACGGACATCATATCGGAAGTGCTCATCGGAGTTTTATCACTATTAACGAGCGTTCCTCCGTCAAAGCTAACGTTACACTGTAGGCGCATTAAGTATCCGCATTGAGCCGTAGATAAAGCGTCATAAACTTCGTGTAAATTAAGCATATTGGACGCGGTAAATGCAGGCTGTTTACCCTTACGCCATTTATCACGCGCTTGTTCCGCTTTGAACGCCTCAGTCTGCGCGTTACTTACTATTCGATGCGTGTGAGACGGTGCAGAAATGCGACTTTCTCCGTTTTCATCGACATAAGAAAATACTCCATTAAAATAATGATGCTCATTTGTATTACCTGTAAATTCCTTTTTCAAATATTACTCCCCCTTTATAATAAAAAGCCCGCATAAAGCGAGCTAAAAATATCCCTTCACTATATAGGCCGTTAAAAGAGCAAAAATATCGTATCTGTTTATGATTTGTAACAAAACTGTAATATTTAATCAGTAGTCTTGCGAATAGGTAAGCGATAATCCTTTCCGTCAGTTGCTATCGTTGAAGTCGAATTAAATCCGATTTCTTTACGATTATTAGACTTACGCTGATGTCTTCCTTCCGTTCTTCGAGCGTATTGATCATCGCTCATTATTGGATTTTCATTAACGGACATCTTGTTCTTTAGTGGGTCCGTCAACTCCTCACGCAGTATCAACGACCCTAATCGCTCCAATTCGTAAGGCTCCGGAACCTTTCCGCCCGTCTCCGTTACGTAATTTTCGATAAGTTCGTCGATAATCTTAATGCGTTTCTGTCGGTCCAATAATTCTGGATCGCCTGCCTTAGTTCGTTCGATTAATTCCGTTACCTTTTCGTTAAATATCGTCTTATTCATCGAATTACCCTCCGTTTTCCATGTCGTATTGTTACGTATGAATATCCACAAAGAGCCGTCGAATCTCCCCATTCGTTCTCTACCGTGTGTAACTGCGATAACGAGTACCCTTCGTCTCTCCACGCCCAATTCTCGTATACTGCCGCAATCTTTACTAACGCAACTCTTAGCGAATCTGCGACGGTATTTTGCCGAACACCCATCCGCTTACCCGCTTCTGCCTGCGTTAAATCCTCTTCGAAAACTAACCGTAACGCCTGACGCTGCCTATCCGTCAAGCCTGCCTTAGAGATTGCCGTTTCCAGGTCGATTAGTATAATAGTAGCGTCGTAGTCTCCGAGGTACTGGCGAGACTTGAGCGCGTTATAGTTTGCGAGCAGCAGGCGGATGCCGTTTGCGTTGTCTAGCGCGTACCGTGCGGAGAATTGCGCCGAGTAGTTGCGATCGCCTTTTTGCTTATCGAACATTGTCGCCCCCATATTTCGACCACCTTCCGTATTTTTCTTTATAATTCGTCGAAAACTTTTAGTTCTACGCCAACCTTCGCCCTATTGTCACT